GAAATGGTCAATGAAAGTTTGGTTACTCGTGCTAGAAACAACTTAATGGCCAAAATGATGACTAATACATCGGCCACTCATTTTATGTTTATTGATGCAGATATTCGTTTCCAACCAGAAAGTATCTTGCAGATGATGGCCTGCGACAAAGATGTAATTGGTGGCCTGTATCCCAAGAAAGCACTTCCAGTCAATTATGTTATCAATCTCAAACGTGAAACCAAAGTACAAGGTGATATCTTTACTGTAGATACCATGGGTACCGGTTTCTTGTTGTTCAAACGACATGTGTATGAAACACTATGCAAAGCACATCCAGAAACCAAGTATGTGGATGATGTGGGCCTGGGCAAACAGTACGAGCCTACCATGTACAGTATCTTTGATGTTGCTATTGATGAAAAAGGACACTATCTGAGCGAGGATTGGTTGTTCTGTCGCAGATGGAGCGCACTGGGTGGCGAAATCTGGGCACACGGTAAAGTGTTGTTGAATCACATTGGACATTATGAGTTTGTGGGCGACCTCAGCAAGATGCCACAGTTTGGACCGGCTGGTGATCAACCACAACTTGATGTATCTGCTCCTGCTGCACTTGCAGATGCGATTAAAATGGCCCAAAAGGCTCCTGCATAAGATAACTGTTATGAGTGATAGAGAAACTCTCCATTTTAAAATAGGACTAAGCAGTTCTACGGATAAAAAACAACCTGAGTTTAATATATTTGTAAATGGAGAGTTACTCGTGCAGGGTCGTGTAGAAGCTAAAAAACAAGAAACTGCATATTTTGAATTTTCAGCAAATGTAAATGAAGGCAATTGCACATTAGAAATAGAATTAAAAAATAAGTCAATCTATGACACAGTACTAGACGAGCAAGGTAATATAATTGAAGATCTATTGCTTAATATTGATTCAATTGAAATTGAAGAAATAGATCTAGGCTCTTTGTTATGGACAGCCAGCGATTACAGTCCAAATTATCCCCAAAGTTATGCACGTGCAATGCTGGCCAAGGGCAAAGAGTTACCTGCTTCAGTTAAAAACTGCGTCAATCTTGGATGGAACGGTAAATGGCTACTGCCGTTTCAGAGTCCTTTTTACATTTGGTTACTAGAAAACATTTAAGCTAAATACAGCAATATAATGGAATTTCCATGTTTGTTGCTGATTTATTTGAAAGTTATATAGCCGAAGCTGGTCCAGAACTAGTTGTTCTCTACCCAGGACGTTTTCAACCCTTCCATCTTGGGCATGGCGATGTATTTCGCAGTCTGCAGAATAAATTTGGTAGAGACAGTGTTTTCATTGCTACCAGCAACAAAGTAGAGCCACCCAAAAGTCCATTCAATTTTTCCGACAAAACAGTTTTAATGACCGCAGCTGGTGTTCCTAGCGACCGTATTATTGAAGTAACCAATCCGTACAAACTACCCGAACCGCGATTCAATCCTGCCAACACGATATTTGTTGTTGCTGTAGGGGCACCTGATCGAGACCGTTTGCGTCCAGACAGCGTCAAAAAAGATGGCAGTTCCAGTTACTTTAAAACTTTTGAAAGCCTGGATAAGTGTGAAACTGCTGACAAACACGGGTACGTGATTATAGCTGACGAAAGACAAAAAGTAATCACAATCAACGGACAGCAAGTGGATGTCAGTCATGGCACACCTGCTAGAGCTGCCTGGAATGCTGTACGAGACAATCCTAAATCAAGATCCGAATACCTGTTACAAATGTATGGTAGAGATGACCCCGAATTGGGTCGTGTGCTTGATAAGATACCACAAACAGTAAATGAAGAAGCTGCTGGTGTAGGCGTTGTAGCTAACAAAAAACAAGTGCGTGATCCTAGATACAGTATGAGTATTACCAAAGATGTGAGACCCGGCGAAGTGAGCCGACAGCTTAAAAAAATGCACCTAGCCGACAGTGTTTCACAACTACAAGAACAAATTGCCACTCTTAAAGAAAAGTGGAGTGCCAAGTACAAACGCAGTATCAACTGTAATCGTCCGCAAGGCTTTAGCCAGCGAGCACATTGCGCAGGGCGTAAAAAATAATGGAAAGCAAACTAGAATTAGAAGTTCATTGTAATTGGTACGAAAATCCGCCAATTTATAGATTATATGTTGATGATGAGTTGTTCGCTGAAAGAACCTTCCATTGGTCGTCAAAGAATCATTACATACATGAAAACATCTTTTGTTTGCTAGGCCCAGGCATTCATATATTAAAACTTGACACAGATAAAGACCTTAGTATGTTTGAGTTGAAAAACTTTAAGGTTAATGGCAATATTGTACAGCCAAATTTTTTGAGATCAACTGATAAAGGATACACCTGGAATTTTGTTTTAGATAGAGTAAATCCAAATCAAAATACAACAACAGCTTCTGGCGAAATTTTGGAATTAAGACACAAAGATAGACCAGTTAAAAAAACCTACGAAACCTATCTTCCACTGATTCAGAAAAGCCGGCTTCTTAACAAAAAAATAAATATTAAAACCTAGGAAATTATTATGAAACCAACAGAATTTATTGTAGAGAATAGCATTATTGCTCAGGAAGCTGACGACATGCACCGAGACCACGAAGTGCAAATGGCTCGTAGTCAGTTGTACAGCGCAGCACAAGCAGCCATTCAAATCCACCGTTTGTTAAAAGATGTAAGCGAAATGGAAGGCCTAGAAGGATGGGTACAAACCAAAATTGCTGTGGCTAGCGAATATTTGGAAAGTGTTCAAGATTATTTAAAATACGAAGCTGTGAGTCAAGAACCAGAGATGATGCCGTTTGCAGAAGCGGCTGCTGATTATGCACTTGACAAAATGATTAATGAAATGGCCACGGGTGGTGCAAGCAGTGCCGGAGCAGTAGCTACATCAATGACTGGCCCTGCAAACAAAAAGACATCTGGTGTGCCTAAAAAAGTTGGCAATGCCTACAAGCCTAAAAAAGTTGAGGTAGGTAAAGGCGTATATTGATGAGCAATATCAAAAATCTGTTGGAAAAAATGGATGCCATGAGTGCAGCCGAGCGCAAGCCTACTGGTCCCAAATGGCCTGGCTATTGGCGGGGTACTGATAGTGCTAAAAAATCACGCAGTAAAATGGTAGGTGATGGCGGAGCAGCTGAGAGTATGGAAGAAGATATTGAGTCAGTGCTACGCAAACAATTCATGGAATACGGTGCCCCAGGATCTGGTATTTCAGGTGAGCCAGGTGCAGCTGAAGACAAAGCCGCCAAAGAACAGATGCGAGCCGGCAAACAACAGATCAAAGATCAAATAGTCGGACTGGTATCTCAACTACAAGGTGCTCGCGCCCAGCTGGCGGACCTCAACAAAGGTTTCCCGCAAGGTGCCAATCCTGTGGAAAAGGCCATGAGCCTGCAACAAATGCAAGCACAAAAAGTTGGAGTAAAACAACAAATTGAAGCACTATCCTCACAGATAGCGCAACTTAGACAACAGGCCATTTAAAATGTTCGTTAATGATCTCTTTGAAAATAAAAAAATAACAGAAGGCTCTGTGCAAGATCGGCTACACCGCCGTCATCAAGAACTAAGGAAAAAGAGCGGCCTGCCTGACCCCGACTATTATAAAGAATTAAAAACATCATATGACATTGAGGATGATGCCAAGCGTATTGCGACACAAGCAGAAATTAAAAAGAAATATAAAGTAGCCGAAGCAAATGTAAAAAAACCACAACCATATAACGAACCAGGCTGGACTAAAAAACTTTCTAAACAAGAACTTGACGCTATTGCTGGTTATAACGAAAAAAGTATTAAAGATATAAAAAAAGAAAAGCAGGATAAAAAACCTGTTAAAGAGAATACAGGAGTTACTAAGCATAACGATTATGATCGTTGGAGTGATGAAGTCGCCGCAGCAGGTGGTGAAATATACCCACAGCGGGATAGAGTTCGTATGGTAGCACAAAGCTGGGACGGTGAGACTATTGGTGAATTCCACATGGGCACTAACCAAGGTTGGCTTATGTCACACGGTCAGCAAGGTGTGGCGGAAGGCGTAGAACGATATTTAGAAGAAATGCGTCGTGCCGGTTACGATATTGTGACCGAACGTGCAACATTATGTCCCGAGTGCGGAGGTCTTGCATATGAAGACAAGATGTTGGCAGAGAAGCAAGATGCCTGCTATCACAAAGTAAAAAGTCGTTACAAAGTATGGCCGTCGGCCTATGCATCCGGTGCATTAGTACGCTGCCGCAAAGTGGGTGCAAAGAACTGGGGCAACAAGAGTAAAAAATAAGTTAGAGGAACAATTGTGGATCCAAGATTTTTTAGAAAATATGCTGATTTGATTGAACAGGCTTCCATGGCCGAGGATGTGCCACCTGCCGATATGCAAGTTGATCCACAAGCCACAGGCAAATACGCCGAAGAAATTGTTGACAAATTGAACAGTTATTTTAGCACCACTCCAGGGGAACGGGGGTTTTATAGCAAAGTCAATCAAGACGGATCGGTGACTGTGATTCAAGGTCATCCAGGTACCATGGATACACAATATGCTGATATGGAAGGAGTTGTAAGCCCTCAAAATGTCAGCAAAGTGATTGGTCCTTACTACAACATGTTTAGACAAAAAGGTTGGAGATTTGATCAACCTGTGGGCGGCGAATTTACTGTTGCAGTCCCTGCACAAGCTCAATGAGACATTAAATGAAATATAGAGAACTGCTAGAATCTTGTTGGGAAGGTTATCGACAGCTTGGTATGAAGAAAAAGGGCGACCGCATGGTTCCCAATTGTGTCAAGATGAGCGAACAAGAGCTGGAAGAAGATCTCAAAAAATGGTTTAAAGAAAAATGGGTACGCTTTGGTCCGGATGGTAAGATCCGCGGCGAATGTGGCGGCAGAGATTCAAGCGAGGGCAAACCAAAATGCCTACCTGCTAGCAAAGCACACGGCCTAGGCAAAAAAGGTCGTGCCAGTAGTGCTGCAAAAAAGCGTAGAGAAGATCCCAATCCAGAACGTCGTGGAGCTGCCAAGAATGTGGCCACAAAAACTCGTTCCATGAAGGAACAAGGTATTCCAGAATTACAACCGCAAGATCAACAACCGCCTAGCAATTTGAGAAAAGGTCTTGACTTTTTAGGCAAGGTATTTACAGCAGGTAAATTGTTACAAGATCCTAAAGCATTTGCCGATCAAGAAATCAAAAATTACATAGATCCTGCAAGACAAAATTCCAGCATTATTCGTAGAATGCAATCTGATCAAGATCAACAACCATGAGTTCAATCAATGAGTTTTTTAGTAGCTAACTTACCACCAATACATTCGTACATTCGACGAGAGTTTCTTTATGACTTCGAACGAGGACACGGAGAATACGAGCCTTGCATCTGGATCACTTTAAAAAGTATCAGAGGGCAGGCATTTAGAATAGAAGCATATCTACCCAACTATGGCGCACTTTATGACAAACTACCTTTGCATGCGTTTGTATCACGCACAGAGAATCTTGACACACAGAATTTTTTACCTCTAGACTCTTTACAAATATGGGACTGTTTTGATTACGATATTGCTATAATTCAAAAAGCCTTTTTAAAGAATTTAAGTTGTAAGTTTTACGCCAAAGACAAACAAATGTATTCGGGTAATTATTTGTTTACCGTAGATAATGCACACCCGGATCATAACATTATAGACACTGGCTACAGTGAATGGCCCGAAGATCACAAAAGTTTTAACTTTATAGAACTAGATAATGGACAGTATGCAGCACAGCCCAACAATCGTTGTTTGTTCTTTGATGCTGCCAGTAATCCTACAGACATGAAGTTTCCTGATTTTCGAGTTTGTACTCGCAAGTATGTGGTAGAACAAAATCCCAAATGGCGCCTGGGAGACACAGATACAGTGATGTATGAAAAGACCAGTAATCATAAAGATGATTATGGTAAAAGTCAAGCTTTTAAGTAACCTAAGTCGGAGAACAAAATGGCAAAAGCGAAAGGAACTGCAACAGGCAAACCTGCAATCGATCATGTGGTCAAACGCACTCACGTTGGCGGACTGAGACCAAAAACCAGCACCATGAACAAGAGCTATCGCCGTGGCTTCAAACCCAATAGAGGGCAGGGCAGATAAATACAGGTATGGACTCATTACATCGCGCTCTCAAAATTGCATTTGCTAGTGAATATGCTTTTTATCTAAAAGCCCACTATTTTCACTGGAATGTGGAAGGACCCAACTTTCCACAATATCATGAACTGTTTGCTAACATCTACGAAGAAGTCTATGGTAGCATAGACAAGTTTGCAGAGGAAATTAGGGCCACTGGCACTTACACACCAGGTTCATTCACTAGATTCAGCATCTTGAGCATGATCGACGATGAAACTGAAGTGCTACCAGCCGAATCAATGCTAGTAGAGTTGTTGCAAGACAGTGATAAATTGGAAGAAATGTTCCGCATCGTATTCCGTGCAGCCGAAGAACTAGGCAAACACGGCCTCAGTGATTTCTTGGCCAGCAGGCAAGATGCTCATGCCAAACACAGTTGGATGCTGAGATCCACGCTTACATAATCTATCATGCTTTTAGTTTATATTCACGGTGCCAGTGCCACCAGTGAAAGTTTTAACTACATCAGACGACAAATCAAAGGCAAAACGCTGTTGATCAATTATGACAGCAGAAATGGCTTTGAGAAAAATTTAGAGAACATGAAGGAGCTACTAAGTGCTCAACGAGACATGTTTTTTATTTGTCACAGTCTGGGTGGTATATACGCACTGCACTTGGCACAAGAATTCGCAGATCAAGTGCTGGGTGCGGTAACATTAAGTACGCCATACGGTGGTGCTGAATCTGCAGATGTTGCAAAATATTTCTTACCGTACAGTAGATTACTAAAAGACATCGGTCCCAATTCGTGGGCCATGAAAAAAGCACACGCATTTGATCTACATCGTCCATGGACCAACATTGTGACCACAACCGGATCGGCACCCTGGATATCAGCACTAAACGATGGTGTGGTTACTATTGCCAGTCAAAGTCATAGAGCCGACATCATGGAATTAATCGAACTGGAATGTAATCATTATGAAGTTGTACTTAATGATCACGTGATTGAAATCATCAAAAAGAAAATAGCAGATGTTAGGTGAAGTACCATACATGATAGTGTGGGGTTTCTTCAGTGCCATGGGCTGGATGACTGCCAGTTATACAGTGGATCGATTGGTACCAGAAAAACCCAAAACAGAAACACAGATTTGTACTGAATGGCGAGAAGAAACTAGGCCAGATGGCACATTAGAAAGAACCAGAATCTGCGAATCAAAAAAATAGAACACCCTTAGGACCGGTGTGCGCGGCTGCTGCGCTACTCAAAGGAGTCGTGCCCCAAGAGTTAAAGTGAGCAAAATTTTCTTGTATTTTCCCTATTTGTAGTTTATAATAATCAAACATTATCCAGGAGATATTATGAGTTCAAGAATGTTCTCTGCAGAACAAAAAGCCAAACTTACACAAATCATCAATGAAGGCATGACTATCATGCAAGAAGTTGAAGATCTCAATGCCGGCCTGAGCGACACAATTAAAGCAGTAGCAGAAGAAATGGAAATCAAGCCTGCTATTCTTAAAAAAGCGATACGTACTGCATTCAAATCAAAACTGGGCGAAGAAAACGCCGACAACGAAGAACTGAACACTATTCTTCAAACTGTAGGTAAAACTCTTTGATTGATGTTGTATATATTATATTAGCATGCATTAGAGATGATTGGGCGAGGCTATTGACCTAATGTTGATGATTCTATTTGAAATAATTTTTTATTGGGCATTGTTAGGTATATGTATTATTGGTTGCATGTGGCTTGGTTTGCGTGTAGCTGTTTGTTGTGAAAAACTGTTTGACTTTTTTATTAACAAAAAATAAAATAAACTATGAGCTATATTGATGCTTTATATGATCGTAACCAGGATTGTATCCACATTGTAGAACGTGTTGGCGGAGAACGACGTTATAAAGAATATCCGGCCAGCTATATCTTTTACTACGATGACCCTCGCGGAAAATTTCGTACTGTTTATGGTACTCCTGTTAGTAGGTTTTCATGTCGTTCGAATAAAGAATTTCAAAAAGAATTACGCATCAATAGCAACAAGCGTGTCTGGGAATCAGATATCAATCCAGTGTTCCGATGTCTAGAAGAACATTATCTAGGTGCAGAATCTCCTAAACTACAAACTGCTTTTTTCGATATTGAGGTAGATTTTGATCCGGTAAGAGGTTTCTCAAAGCCAGAGGATCCATTTAATCCTATTACTGCAATAAGTGTTTATCTAGACTGGATGGATCGACTGGTTACACTGGTGGTTCCACCCAAGAGTTACAGTTGGGAAACGGCACAAGAAATTTGCAATCAGTATGACAACTGTTTTCTCTTTGAACGTGAAGAAGACTTACTCAATACTTTTCTAGATATAATTGATGACGCTGACATACTAAGTGGTTGGAACTCGGAAGGCTTTGATATTCCCTATATGGTCATGCGTGTGACTCGAGTGCTGAACAAAGACGACACACGTAGATTTTGCTTGTGGGGGCAACTGCCTAAACAAAGAACATTCGAACGCTTTGGGGCAGAGAATCTCACATTTGACTTGATTGGTCGTGTGCATATGGACTATATGCAACTGTATCGCAAATACACATACGAAGAACGCCACAGTTACAGTCTGGATGCCATCGGTGAATATGAACTGGAAGAACGCAAGACACAGTACGAAGGCACACTGGACCAATTATACAACAAAGACTTTCCTAAATTTATTGATTACAACAGGCAAGATACCATGCTTGTTGCTAAACTAGACAAGAAACTGCGTTTCCTAGATCTAGCCAATGAACTGGCACATGATAATACAGTATTGCTTCCAACCACAATGGGAGCTGTAGCAGTAACCGAGCAAGCAATTATCAATGAAGCACATCAACGAGGTATGGTTGTACCTAACAGGAAAGGAAGAGATGACCAAGGAGACACACAAGCGGCAGGTGCCTATGTTGCTTTCCCCAAGAAAGGAATGCACGACTGGATCGGCGCAATCGACATCAACAGTCTCTACCCGTCAGCGATCCGCGCTCTTAACATGGCACAAGAGTCGATTGTCGGGCAACTCCGGCCCATAATGACCGACAGATATATTCAAGACAAAATGGCTGCAGGGTCAAGCTTTGCAGATGCCTGGGAAAACATGTTTGGTAGTCTTGAATATACTGCTGTGATGGCAGGCGAAATTGGCACGGAAATCACAGTTGATTGGGAGGCAGGTGGATCGGATGTAATGAGTGCTGCCGATGTCTGGCGCATGATATTTGACAGCAATCAACCCTGGATGTTGAGTGCCAATGGAACTATCTTTAGTTATGAACAAAAAGCAGTTGTACCAGGACTGTTAGAAAGGTGGTATGCGGAACGTAAGGAACTGCAAGCCAAGAAAAAAGAAGCCACTACAGATGAGGACAAGGCGTTCTGGGACAAGCGACAACTTGTCAAAAAGATTAACCTTAACAGTCTCTACGGAGCAATTCTCAATCCAGGTTGTAGATTTTTCGATAAAAGGATTGGTCAAAGTACTACGCTCACTGGACGGATCATCGCTAGACACATGGATGCGTATATCAATGAGTGCATATTCGGAGAGTACGACCATGTCGGTAAAAGTATTATCTATGGCGACACTGATTCATGTTATTTCACAGCTTGGCCAGCAGTTAGAGAAGAAGTTGAATCCGGGCGAATGGAATGGACTAAAGAAATCTGTGCCCAGCTCTATGATTCAATTGCCGACCAAGTCAATGCCAGTTTCCCGGCCTTTATGGAGCGAGCTTGTCACGTGCCTAGAGCAATGGGCGAACTTATTAAAGGTGGACGCGAACTTGTTGCAAGTAAGGGATTGTTTATAAAAAAGAAACGATACGCTGTTCTCATATATGATCTAGAAGGGCATAGATTAGACACACACGGCAAGCCAGGCAAGGTCAAGGCCATGGGCCTGGATCTCAAGCGTTCAGACACTCCCAAGGTTGTGCAGGACTTCTTGAGTGATTTGCTTACTGATGTCTTGACAGGCTCAGCCCAAGAACATGTTTATAACAAAGTGAGAGACTTTAAACTTGCGTTCCAAGATAGACCGGCCTGGGAAAAAGGTACTCCTAAACGTGTCAATAATTTGACCAAATATACCAAAGAAGAAGAACGCCTGGGTCGAGCCAACATGCCCGGGCATGTACGTGCTGCCATGAACTGGAACAATTTGCGTAGAATGCACAGTGACAACTACAGCATGGCCATTGTGGATGGTATGAAAACTATTGTGTGCAAACTCAAAGACAATCCCCTTGGTTATACATCAGTTGGTTATCCCACAGACGAAACACACTTGCCCGCTTGGTTCAAAGAGTTGCCATTTGACGATTCAGAGATGGAAGGCACTATTGTGGATCAAAAAGTGGAAAACTTGTTAGGAGTTTTGGAGTGGGATATTCCTTCGCATACTGATATTAAAACAACATTTGACAGCCTATTTACGTTTGAATAAATAATCTTTGTACAGTATGGCCTTCGATGAATCTAGAACAACTTGTTACTTTTCGTAATCAATTACAGATAGCATATGATTCTTCTGTGATTGTTACGGAAATTGATAAAAACTATCAACGATCT